TCCAATAGAGGATTATTTACTTCCTTCTGTTATAGAAAAATATAAAAACATAGGGAAAGATTATGAATCTTAAATGGTATTATTGGTATTTTAAATCTGCCATACCAGAAAGAATATGCGACGACATAGTGCGTTACGGTAAAGAACAAAATAAAGAGATAGCTCTTACAGGAAGCAATAATAAAAACAAACCTACAAAAGAACAATTAAAAAATATTCAGAAGAAAAGAAAATCAGATGTTGTATGGATGTCTGATAGGTGGATATATAACGAAATACAACCTTATATACATCAAGCAAATAGAAGTGCAGAGTGGAATTTTCAATGGGATTATAGTGAAGCTTGTCAATTTACCGAATATAAAGTTGGTCAATATTATGATTGGCATTGTGATTCATATGAAGAGCCTTATGACGAGCCAAATAATAAAAATGCGCATGGTAAATTAAGAAAATTAAGTATGACTGTATCTCTTACTGACCCAGAAGAATATGAAGGTGGTGATTTAGAGTTTGATTTTAGAAATACAGATGAAGGTTCACAACCAAGAATATGCGAAGAAGTAAGACAAAAAGGTAGTGTGATTGTTTTTCCTTCTTTTGTTTGGCATAGAGTTAAACCAGTAACAAAAGGAATACGACACTCCTTAGTGTGTTGGAATTTAGGATATCCATATACATGATTACCGAACTGAAAAATCCTATAACTGAAGAATATAAAAAAATAAAAGAATTAGTATTGGGTCCTTATCTACCTTGGTTTTATCTAGATAAAACAACAGATTCTAAAAATAAAGATATTAGTTTTTTTAGTCATAGTCTTTTAAGCAGACAAGTACATGAAATTGAAGATAAAAAAGTTCCTGCCATACCTGTAAGTACTTCACCTTATTTTGAGCAGTGTTATTTTGCGTTAAAAGAAATACTAGATTACAATAATATAGATTTTGAAGTTATGTATCGTATGAATATAAATTTAACAATGCATAATCAGATTAAAGAAAGTATACCTCATACAGATTTAAACTTACCACATAAGGTAGTTATTGTATACTTAAATGAATTTTCTAAAGGTAAAACAGTAGTCATAGGAGAAAATAAAGAAAAAATTTATTCAAATACAAAAGAAGATAATGTAATTATGTTTGATGGCAAGTTAGCACATTATCAAGAATCTCCAGATATACATGATAAAAGAATAGTTATGGTTGCAAATTTTCAATAGGAGTTTTAAATGAGTTTTAAAAAGGATAAATATCAAGTAATTAAAAGTGCTATATCAAAAGAGTTAGCAGATTTTTGTTATCAATACTTTTTAAATAAAAGAAAAGTTGCAAGACTTATGTTTGATGAAAAATATATCTCACCATTTACTTCATACTTTGGTATATGGAACGACGAACAGGTACCAGAAACTTATTCACATTATGCTGATATAGTTATGGAAACTTTATTACAAAAAGTAAAACCTATTATGGAAAAAGAATCAGGTTTAAACCTAATTGAAACTTATTCTTATGCAAGAATTTATAAAAAAGGTGATGAGTTAAAAAGACATAAAGATAGATATTCATGTGAAATATCTACCACTATGAATCTTGGTGGCGATGATTGGCCTATATTTTTGGAACCAGATATTAAAGTAAATTTAGGCCAGGGAGATATGTTAATCTATCGTGGTTGTGATTTAGAGCATTGGAGAGAACCTTTTGAAGGTGAAGACTGTGCACAAGTATTTTTACACTATAACGATGCAAGTAGTAAAGATGCTGAACAAAACAAGTTTGATGGAAGACCTTTTATTGGATTACCTTCTTATTTTAAACAATAATGTACGAAACTTATTACGGGTTGGTTTAACTTTATCAGATAAGAAAACTGGTGATTAAACTATTATAAATAATAGTATAACAAGGATTATAATATGGCACTAACAAAAATACCAGCAAGTTTATTAGATACATCAAGTGGGATTAATGGATTAATATATCCTACTTCAGATGGTACCTCTGGTCAGTTTTTAAAAACTGACGGTAGTGGTAATTTAACTTTTGCTACAGTTACAACATACACAGATTCAGATGTAGAAACATATTTAGATGGTGGTTTATCAACACCAACTTTTGCAAGTGCTACAGTATCAGGTACACTCACAGTCACTGGCGATTTAGATATTACTGGAGATATTAATTCATATAATGTTACAGATTTAGATGTAGCAGACAAAACCATAACACTTGGAGCCGGACAAACAGAGGCAAATTCAGGTGGAAGTGGTATTATCATCGATGGTTCAAGTGCAAGTATTCTATGGGACGAAACAAATGATAAATTTGATTTATCGCATGGTTTACACATAGGTGATTCAAATGCAATAGGAGATGCAACAACTCCAGCTTTACAGATAGGTGGGACAACAACATATCGTTTAGGTATGTATACTACAGCTGAAGGGGCAATTATAGATAATGCAAATGGTGATGATGGTATCATATTCCATACTAAAAATGCTAATGAAGCCATGCGTATCAATGCTTCAGGCAATGTTGGTATTGGCAGCGATAATCCAACAAGTAAACTTAGTGTAGTTGGCGGGGCTTCTGATGCTGGAATATCAATTAAGTCTGGAGGTAATGCTGGAGTTGACCCATTCAGAGTTACATGGACAGGTGGTACTGAAGGAGATATGTTTGTTGTTCATGATTCAGGCAAAGTTGGTATTGGAATCACACCAAATGAAGGCAAACTTCATATTAAATCTGATGGTTCAGGCGAGGTTGAACTTCTTACTTTAGAAAACTCTACAGGCACAAATGGTAAAACTACTTTAACATTTAAAACCACATCAACTGATGCTACTAAATCAGCACAAATATTTGCAGAAAGAGTTAATGCTTCAGGTCATACTGATTTAGCATTTAGAACCTATAATGGCTCAACAACAGAACATATGCGTATCGATGCTTCAGGCAATGTCGGTATCGGAACAACAGACCCTTCAGGTATTTTAGACATATATAAAAACGCGACAATGGACATAAATTTAAGAGGTAATCCACCCGAATTAAATTTTGAAGATTTAGGTGGCACATCAGGACAAAAAAGAGCAAGAATTACTGGTGATGGTAATAAATTAAGTATTCAAGGTTTAGCAGATGATGATTTATCAGTTACTCATAATTTTGTAGATTTTCGTTTAGATAATGGTGGAATACAATTTTATGGAGATTTTCCAGACGGTAGTCAAAACGTTTGTTTTGGAAAAAGCGCTGGTGCGGCAATTTCATCGGGCGGAGCTAGAAATGTTTTACTAGGTTCAAGAGCTGGTATGGGAGTTACAAGTGGAGACCATAATGTCTTTATTGGTTCAGGTACTTCAGGTTCTATTCGAGGCGCGGGTGAAGTCACAACTACAGGTCAGGAAAATGTTGGAATAGGAACAGGAGCTTTGGGAGATAATATTTCTGGTAGTTATAATACTTCAGTTGGTCATATGTCCATGTATTATAATGCAGAAAATTCAAGTTCAAATATTGCAGTTGGTGTTAATGCTATGCTTAATGGAGGCGGCGGTGGAAGTAACGTTGCTGTAGGTATTAATGCATTAAAGCAAGTAGGAACAAGTTCAGGCGATTCAAATACTGCTATAAACTTCGAAGCTTTAGAAGATTTGACAACTGGTGCTCATAACATTGGTATAGGTTATAGAGCTGGTATGAATTTACAATCTGGTAATTACAATATTGTAATCGGTAATAATTCGCATAATACTGCTACAGGTGGAAATCATAATATAGTATTAGGATATGGAGCAAGTACAGTTACAGGCAACAGAAACTTAATTGTAGGATACGACTCTGGTACTAATATGACCAGTGGTGCAGCTAATGTTTTAATTAATTTTAGTGGTGATTCACATGGTATAGATATTGCATCTAAATCAAATCATACTGTGATTGCTGGTGGTGATATGAAACCAGCATTTCATAACTATGTTCATGAAGATACACCTTATGGTAATATAGATGTAACACATGGTGGAGGAACAGAAAACTTTATTACTTGTGGTGGTGGCTCAACAATACCACTATTTAGTGGTGGAAATTCATTCTCAGGAATATTTATTATAAACGATTTTACAAGAACCGGAGATGTTTATTTAATAATGACTGGTGGTGGTTCAATAAGTATTATACATCAAACTGGTGGTACTTTGGTCACTAGCTCAAGCCCAGGCAGTTTACAATATGGAATATACCTATCAAGTTTAGGAGTCATGTTTAAAAATGGAACAAGTACCTCATTTAAGTTTAGACTAATAGCACTTAGAACAAGGTCAGAACAATAGGAGATATTATGTATTATAATTTTAAAGAAAAAAAGAGTTATGAAATAGATGGAGTAGCTCATAAGGTTTATAATGTTGAATCATATAATGACGAAGAAAAAACAGATTTTGTAGGTATAACTTCTTTAGTTGCTGCAGGAGACCAAGTAGACAATCCAGGTGCAATAATGGCAGAAGCTGATAATGATAGTACTAATGCAAGTAGTCCAAATTATATTGTTCAAAGAAAGCAAGCATATCCAAGTATTGAAGAGCAATTGGACATGCAATACCATGATACATTAAATGGAACAACAACCTGGAAGGATTCTATTGCACAAGTAAAAACAGACATACCAAAGGAATAAATAGATAAATGGCAACAAAAGTAAAACTAATCGCAGATGGAGTAATAACACCAGACCAAATTACTCTGACCACAGCAAGTACAGGAACAAATACAATTGCTCCTGCGACCACTGCTTTTGTTCAACAAGAAATATCAGCATTAGTTGATAGTTCACCTGATGCTTTAAATACACTCAATGAATTAGCTGCGGCACTTGGTGATGATGCAAACTTTAGCACAACCGTTACCAATAGTATTGCACTGAAAGCTCCATTAGCAAGTCCTGCATTTAATTCAGGCACATCAAATGTAGTTGCTTCATTTACCTCAACCGATGGTACAGGAGCAATTCAACTAGCAGATAATGCAGGTAATGTAGAACTTGCAGC